ATGTTCATTCCCACGAGCATTCTCCCCCACGGTATGCCACCCCTGATGAGTCCTCTCCCGACCTTCACCGACGCACGTGAGCGCAGCATTTGGGTGCAAGCCCAGCTGCGCCTGGTCGGCAGCTCCTTCGCCGCCATCGCCCGTCTCCACGGCTGGAGCCGACGGGCGGTGGCGAACGCGATGCTGAACGCTTCGAACCCGCAGGAGCAGGCCATTGCCGACATGCTCGGCCTGTCCCAGCGCGAGCTGTTCCCGGAGCGGTACGACCGTGCCGGAAAGCGCCTGCATCACGTCCGCCAGAATACGGCGCCCCGCGTTACCGGCAATGTCAAACATGACGAGGCGGCTTGACCATGGCCCGGACAGCCGAACCGATGCCTGAACACGGCCCATTCTGGCGCGAGACGCTCGGCATGATCGAGCTGATCCTTGTGGCGGCCCTGGCGATCGGCGCTGCGCTCTTCTGGGCGCTCCTCGACTCGATGCGGGGAGAGGCGTGATGCGCAACCGGCACGATGAGCGCACGCTCGATCTCCTCGACTGGACCCCGCCGCAAGTTTCCCCGCAGGTCGATGCCGAGCTGGTCCGCGCCGGCAGCCTGCGCGGCCGGATCTCGCGAGCGGTCGCCCTCGTGCTGCGCGATTGCGATCTGCCGCGGGAGCTGGTTGCGGAACGCATGGGCGAGTTTCTCGGCGAGGAAGTCGCCAGATCCAGCCTCGACGGCTATGCCAGCCAGGCGCGCGAAGAACATACGATCTCGGCGATCCGGCTGGTGGCGCTCGCCCATGTCACCGGCGATATGCGGGCGCTTCAGGTGTTGATCGAGCCGCTCGATCAAGCCGTCATTCCGGCCCGTTACCTGCCGGCGATCGAAGCCGAGATCAAGGCCGAACAGGCCGAGGCGCTGGCGGCCCGCGCCGATGAACTGCGGTCCCAGGCGCAGCTCGCGCGGCGGCAATGGAAGGCGCCGCGCAAATGAGCGCGCAGGTGACGGCCGAGACGGTCGCGACCGCGATGGGTGTCCATCGCACGAGTATCGTTCGCCGGGCCGAACGCGAGAGCTGGCCGCACGTTACCGGCGCCGTCCGCGGCGGCCGGCAGCATCTCTACACGGTGCAGAGCCTGCCAGCCGAGATCCGCACCGCGGTCATGGCCATGCTGGCGAAAGAGGAAGCATCGAGCGCCGCAGCGCTCGCGGCCGGCACCGCGTCCGCCGCCCGGCTCAAGCTCGCCGCGACCCTCGACGACCGGGCGGCCACGGCGGCCCGCCAGCTGGGCCTTGCGCAGTTCATGCGCCTGCCCGAGCCGCGCCAGCGCAAGGCCGAGGCGCGCGCGGTCCTGGTCGAGCTGGCGCGGCGCTACGTCTCGACCTCGGGCCTGCCGAAGAAGCGCGGCCAGGAGCTGTTCGCGCACCAATACAATGACGGCGGCATCGAGGTGCCGGCCTGGGTGCGCGAGGCGCGTCAGTCGCTCTGCGCCAACAGCATCGACAATTGGACCAAGGCGCTGCAGGAACAGGGTCTTGCCCGGCTCGCCGGCCGCCAGGGCGAGCACCGCCGCGGCCAGGGCATCATCGACCGCACACCGGAGCTGCGCGAGTTCGTGCTCGGCATGCTGGTCGAGCATCCGCACGCCTCGGCCGAGCATGTGATGAAGGGCATCCGCGCCCGCTTCGTCGAAGCGCTGCAGCCGAGCTACCGGACGCTGCAGCGCTGGCTCGCCGACTGGAAGGCTGATAACCAGCAGCTCTTCACCGCGATGAACAGCCCCGACGCCTGGCGCTCGCGCTACCAGGCCGCCGGCGGCGACGCCGCGGCCAAGATCCTGCGGCTTAACCAGCGCTGGGAGGCGGACAGCACCAAGGCCGATCTGCTGCTCGCGGACGGCACCCGCCATGTCGTGGTCGGGCTCATCGACGTCTATTCAAGGCGCTTGAAGCTGCAGGTGTCGCGCAGCAGCAGCTCGGCCGCGGTCGCCTCGGTGTTGCGCCGGGCGCTGGTCGATTGGGGCGTGCCCGAGCAGCTCGGCACCGACAATGGCTCGGACTATGTCTCGAACCATGTCGTGCGCATCGTCGCCGGCCTCGGCATCGACCACAACATCGCGCCGCCCTTCACGCCCGAACATAAGCCCTTCATCGAGCGCGCCTTCGGCACCTTCTGCCGCGACCTGGTCGAGCTGCTGCCCGGCTTCGTCGGCCACGACGTGGCCCAGCGCAAGGAGATCGAGGCGCGGCGCAGCTTCGCCCAGCGCCTCATGAAATCCGGCGGCAGCCCGGTCGAGCTGCGCATGACGCCGGAGGAGCTGCAGCTCTTCTGCGATCAATGGACCGACCGGGTCTACGGCATCGAGCCGCATGGCGGCCTCAGCGGCAGCTCGCCGTTCGAGACTGCGGCGGCCTGGGCGCAGCCGATCCAGCGCATTACCGACGAGCGCGCGCTCGACGTGCTGCTGGCACCGGCGCCGGGCGGCGACGGGCTGCGCACCATCGGCAAGAAGGGCATCAAGCTCGACCGCGCCTGGTTCGAGGCGCCCGAGCTGGGCGGGCTCGAAGGCCAGGATGTCCGCGTGCTGCTCGACGAGGCCGATATCGGCGAGATCTATGTGTTCGATCTCGACGGCAAGTTCATCGCCAAGGCGATCTGCCCCGAGCGCACCGGCGTCAGCCGGCAGGAGCTGGCCGCCCAGCGCAAGGCGCACCAGAAACGCTCGATCGCCGAGCAGAAGAAGGCGCTCAAGGACGCGGCCAAGCGCGCCAACACCGGCGCCATCGTCGACGAGATCCTGCAGGCGCGCGCCACGACCGCGGGCAAGCTCGTCGCCTTCCCGGCCCGGAGCGAGAGCTACACCACGCCGGATCTGGCGGCGGCGGCCTCGGCCGCCCGCGCGAACGACCGGCAGGAAGTGGCGGCTGCGGCCGACATCGTCTCGCGCCGCGCCGCCAAGCAGGCCGAGATCGAGGCCGATCTCATGGCGCCCGCGCCCGTCATTCCGATCCCCTCGGCCGAGACCCACTTCGCCCGCGCCATCGATATCGAACGCCGGATCGCCGCCGGCGAGGCCGTTACCGAGCCCGACCGGCTGTGGCTCGACCGTTACCGCAACACCCCGCCATACCGCGCTCGCAAGGCCATGCTGGCCGATTACGGCGACGCGATCCTGACCGCATGAGAAAGGCGCCGCCGCCCTTGCGGGCCGCGGCGTCAGGTTCCGTTTAGGGAGTACGCACACCATGGCCAACGAGCTTCGGCCCGTCAACACCATCGCCCCCTTGCGCAATGTCGCCGCCTTCGCCGAGCTGGTCGACCGCGTCGTCAACCGCACGCCAGGATTGCCCGGCATGGCGACGTTCCACGGGTTTTCCGGCTACGGCAAGACCTTCGCCGCGATCTACGCCGCCAACAAGCACCGCGCCTATCACGTCCAGGTCAAATCGGTCTGGACGCGCAAGAAGCTGTGCCAGTCGATCCTGGCCGAGATGGGCGTGCAGCCGGCCGCGACCATCCCCGACATGATGGACCAGATCGGCCAGCAGCTCTCGCTCTCGCGCCGGCCGCTGATCATCGACGAGGCCGACTTCCTCGTTGCCAAGGGCATGATCGAGGTGGTCCGCGACATCTATGAGTCGAGCCAGGCCGCGATCATCCTGGTCGGCGAGGAAGGCTTGCCGTCCATGCTGAAGCGCTGGGAGCGTGTCCATGGCCGCATGCTCGATTGGGTGCCGGCGCAGCCGGCCTCGCTCGGCGATGCCCGCCACCTGGCGCAGCTCTATTGCCGCGGCATCGAGGTGGCGGACGATCTGCTGGCGCCGCTGCATGACGCCTCGGGCGGCTCGGTACGCCGGATCTGCGTCAACCTCGACCGGGTGCGCGAGCATGCCGAGACCGGCGGCCTCGCCCGCATCGGCCGGGCCGAATTCCAAATCGAGTTCTTCACCGGCAACGCGCCGGCCTCGCGGCGGGCCGCGTGATGGTCAAGCATCCCGGCCGCAAGCCCGTGCATCTGGTCGCCGCCGCCCGGCATCCGGGCTCGCGCCAGGCGATGTGGGAGGCGATGCGCAGGCTGCGCCGCTTCACGGTCACCTCGATCACGAACGAGACCAACGCGGTTCGCGATACGGCCCGGACCTTCGTCGAGAGCCTGGCTCGTGGCGGCTTCCTCGCCGCGGTCGGAACGACCGAGCCGGTCGATCGCATGTTCTTCAAGCCTGGCTCGGGCCAGAAGGTGCCGACCGTCTATGAGCTGGTCCAGGATATCGGCGTCGAGGCGCCGCGCGTCCGCCGCGACGGCTCGCTCTGCACCCAGGGCCTGCCCCGCGAGCAAATGTGGCGGACCATGAAGCTGCTCGCGGAGTTCACGCCGCGCGAGCTGGCGGTCGCCGCCTCGACCGAGGCGCATCCGGTCGCCGACGAGGATGCGCGGGACTACGTCAAGCATCTGCTGCGCGCGGACTATCTGCGCATCATCGTGCCGGCGACCAAGCGCCGGCAGGCGCGTTACCGGCTGGTGCGCAACACCGGCCCCAAACCGCCGATGGTGCAGCGCCTCAAATCGGTGTTCGACCCGAACCTGCGCCAGATCGTCTGGCACGATGAGCCGGCGGAATGAGTGCCGTGAGCGAACCGGCCTGGCTTGCCCTGCTGCGCGGCGCCGTGGCGCGCCTCGGCACGATCAAGGCCGTAGCCGACCAGCTCGGCTACAGCCGCACCGCGATCTCCTTGGTGCTCGCGGGCAAGTATGGCGACCGCTCGACCACAGCGCTCGAACGCGCGGTCATGACCCGGCTCGATCAGGTCGCCTGCCCGGTGCTGGGCGAGATCGCCGGCGAGGATTGCGCTGCTCATCAGGCGGCGCCCTTCAGCGCCAGCAACCCGCAGCGCATCGCGCTCTACCGGGCCTGCCGCGCCGGCTGCCCGCATTCCCGCCGCGCCGAGAGGGCATCATGAGCTTCCTCCGCTATCCGCCCGGCATGCTGCCGTCGCAGGCATTGACCGAGATGGCCGAGCACGCCCGCGACTGCCTGCGCGACGACCAGGGCATCTATATGGACATCCTCGACGGCGAAGGCTTCGTCCGGCTGCTGCGCGAGCTGGCGGCGCGGATGCGCATCGTCGAGCAGCGCGCCTCGCTGCGCCCGCTGCCGCGGATCGAGGGCAACGTCACGCTGCTGCGCCCGCGCGGCCGGCAGCACAAATCCCGGCCCGATGGGGACGCGGCGTGAGACCGGTCGCGCCGACCGGCGCCGACATCGCGATCGAGCATGTGCTGTGGTCCGCGGCCCAGCAGCTGACCCCGCGCGAGACCATGGCCGCCTTCGGCGTGTTCTGGCCGGCGGCCAAGGAGCCGAGCTGGCACGACGCCACCCTCGCCCTGTCCTGCACCTGGCGCCGGCTCGGCTGCTCTCATGACCGGCGCGCGGCATGAGCCTCGCCCGTCTCGCCACCACCGGCGCCGTCACCGGCCCCCGGTCCCGGCGTCCGAACCTGTGGCGCCGTTTCCTGCATCTGTTGAGGAGGTAAGAGTGTCCCGCATCAAGCGACCGGCGGTGCCGGTGCCGCAAAGCCGCGACGAGTTCGAGGCGCTGGCCGTCAGGCTGGCCGAGACCAAGCGGAAGATCGAGCGGATCGCCGACGAGGCCGCCGATGCCATCGCCCAAACCAAGCTCAAGGCCAAGCAGGCGGCGGCCGAGTCGATGAAGGAAGCCGAGGCGCTGTGGTCGGCGGTCGCCGCCTTCGCCGAGGCGCATCGGGCCGAGCTGCTGCCCAAGGATCGCAAGAGCGTCGCCATCGCCGCCGGTGTCATCGGCTGGCGCCTGAGCAATCCCGCGATCGAGATCTCGGCCGACGAGCAGGATCTGATCCAGCGCCTCGACCGTGACGGGCTCGGCCGCTTCCTGCGCGAGACCGTCGAGATCGACAAGGCGGCGCTGCTGGCCGAGCCCACCGTCGCCGAGACGATCGACGGCATCGCCATCCGCCAGGTCGAGAGCCTGTTCTTCCAGCCGCTCGATCTCGACAAGGAGCTGACCTTCAAGCCGACCAAGGCCAGGGAGGCGGCGTGATGCCCGAGATCCGCGACGCCTCGAACCCGATGTCGCCCGCTCATACCGCCTCGGTCCAGGCGGTCTGGGATCTGGCCGAGCAGCTTCGGCCGGTCCATGGCGACAATGCCGTCTTGAGCGCGCTCATCACCGTCTACCTCAACGGCTCGCTCGCCCTCGGCCGAGGCACGGCCGTGCGGCGCATGCTGGAGCTGGTGTTGCGCGAGCTGCCCGAGCTGGAGGCAGGCTTCGCCGCCAAGGGGCTCATGACCCAGCCGGCGGCCGGACGGGCGTGATGAGCCGCCGCCAGGCCACCGATGCCGCCGTGCTGGAGCTGACCCTGGCGGCCAGCATCGTCATGCGCGCACTGCCGGGCCGGGCACGGCAAGCGCGCTGCCGGCTGGAGCTGGCGGTCGGCCGCGTCGTCGTGCTCGCCGGCGCCGGCCATCTCGATATCCCGCCACCGTCCCGCGAGACCGCCTTCGAGCGGCTCGCCGCCGCGATCGGCGCCGCGCGTTCCGCCGGCGTCGATTGGCGCGACGTGGTGTGCCTGGTCAATGGCGATGACGAGCGTTGAGAGGAAACCCATGAAGCCCTTGCATTCCGAGTTCATTCCGACCGCCGACCTGATCCACCTGGTCGCCGCCCGCATCCTGTCGCAGCGGCCCGAGCTGGGTGGCGGCCAGGCTTGGGTGATCGAGATCGTGGTCCTGCCCGGCCGGGGCATCCGGCTCGACGTGCTCGGTGCTCCCGAGGCACCGCGATGACCGCGCCCGCGACCGACCTGCTGCGCAACCGGCAGCTCGCCGCCATCCATGCCGGCCGCAAGCAGCTCGGCCTCGCCGAGGATGACTATCGCGCGCTCGTGCGCCGACACTCGGGCGAGCGGACGCGAAGCGCCGGCGAGCTGACGCCGAAGGAACGCGGCGAGCTGCTCGACCATCTGCGCCGCTGCGGTGCCGGCACCAAGAACGCGCCGAGCGCGCGCGGCACCGACGCGCGGCGCCAGGCGGCGAAGCTCCGGGCGCTGTGGCTGTCGCTCTGGCAGCTCGGGCAGGTCGAGCGGCCGGACGATGCCGCGCTCGCTGCCTTCGTCATGCGCCAGACCGGCATCGAGGCGCTGCGGTGGAATTCTGCTGCGGATCTGAACCGGGCGACCGAGGCGCTCAAGGGCTGGTGCGAGCGCGTCGGCTACCATCCCGAACCGTCGCGCATGGAAGGGCCGTGCAAGGGGCGGTACGAGCCGGTCCTGATCCGGGCGCAATGGGAAAGGCTGATCCAGCTCGGCGTGTTCAAGCATGGGATATTCGCCGCGCTTCATACCTGGCTGCATAAGCAGGGCTGGCCGGTCAGTGATCCGGGCTGGCTGGAGGTCGAGGCGGCCCAGGAGGCGGTGAAGCGACTCGGCAAATGGGTGCGCCGAGTCGCGCGCGGGCAGCCTGAGAGGGACGCCGATGGCTAAGCTGGAGCTGCGCGCCGGCATGCTGCCCGAGCTGCTGCAGGAGATCGCCCGGCTCACCACCGTGTCGATCGCCGTTTCGATCGCGCGGGAATGGGGTGGCGGGAGGCTCTACTTCCCGCGGAAGATGGCGGCCGATCACAGATTGGCGCGCCGAATTGGGCTCAAGGCGGCCACCCGACTCTGCCGGGAGCTAGGCGGCGAGAAGTTCGAGATCCCGGCGGCACGGCATTATTTGCGCTGGCTCGACGCACGGGCACTCCGAGTGCTCAGGCTCAGCCATCAGGAGATCGCCGAATTGCTTAAGGTGAATAGAAAGCGCGTTGCAGAGCTGTTGGAAGGGTTTGATCCCCAGGGAATCGAGCTGGACGAACTGGTACTGGTGATTGGTCTGCATTACCGAGTCAAAGGGCGGGCCCGCTCGGCCGGCCGGATGAAAACGGAAGCAGTACAGAGGGATTTCGGGTTTCCGCCAGCGCCGGGCGGGATGCGGTACACCTACGCCTAGCCAGCTGATCGGCGATAAATGGGTCGCCTAAACTGCGTCAGTTGAATAGCTTCCGGGGGCCTCCCAACCCCAGATAGTTGATCCTCATTGCAGTAAGCTCCGACCTATCATACGTTCGGCGGGTGTGCCCGCCGGGGGGAGCATATTAAATGCCGTCATCGCCAAGTGTGCCTTCTGCGCTATCTGCGCCCTCAGCTATTTCGCTTCCATCGGTGGCTACGACTACCGGCCCAATGCTAACGGCTCTCACAGCAGCTCTGGGCGTCGAACGCTCGATCCTGGCTGGTGACGATCAAATCGAGCACGCTTGGTCCAATCTACCACGCTTGCTTTCGCGAGTTCCAATAGAGCAACGGAGCGAGACACTTGTCCGGATGTGTGTGGCGGTGGCAACTGGATTATTCGACAGTGCGGTCAACTACGCTTGGAATGCCGCAATTATTGAGCTACGGGATAAAGTTCGACGCTTTGGATTAACGGTTGTACCTCAGATAACTGGAAGATCGTTCGATGAAAACGTTCTCATTGACCTTAAAGACGCTGAGCTGCTGCAGCTTTGCTTAAAGCTTAATTTGATATCTGAGGACGGTTACTTTCTGCTCGATCAGTGTCGCGACATTCGGAATAACTTTTCGGCGGCACATCCCTCCGTTGGCGTGCTCGACGAGGACGAGTTCGTAAATTTTCTGAACCGAATTGGTCGGCACGCTCTTGCTAACGAACGCAACCCACGCGGCGTTGATATCCAGGCTTTTATTTCCGCGATAAAAAGCGGCAGATTTAATGATGTACAATTTGAAACTTGGCGAAGCCGGGTGGCCGACACTTTTGATGCGCAGCGGGAGCTTTTGTTCGGGACATTACATGGTATATATTGCGATCCCAGTTCTGGTGAGGAGGCGCGGGTCAATGCTCTGAGGATCTGTGAAGCATTTAGTTCAATAATGACCCCAAAGGCCCAATCAGATTTGGTCAGCCGCCACCAGGACTATCGCGCAGCCGGGGATGAACCACGACATAGAGCTTCCCAGCAGTTTTTTGAACGGCTTGGTTTCCTGGCACAGCTCGGCGATACGGAGTTGCATAGCGTTATCGTGTCAGCGACTAAGAACCTTCTCTCGATCCATGCCGGCTTCAACAATTTCTATAACGAACCCCCATTTGCTGAACGTCTTGCTGGATTGGTGGCACAAAATCGTGTGCCTGATTCAGCACAACACGAATTTGTAGATGCAGTCGTTACCTGCGCGGCCGGCAATCAATATGGTGTGTCTCATGCGGCGATGCCGACCTATGAGAAATTGATCCGATCGTTTTCACCCGCGGAAATCCTGATTATGCTCGGGCTTCCCGCCCAACAAAATGTGGTAGCAAAGCGAGTCCACGCTTATGGAGGCTGCCGAACCCGTTTCATTAATCTGATCAGATTGCTCGATACAAAGAGCATACCCACACCAGCGCGAGCTGCCTATGATATATGGATGGCAGAAGGTGCGGCAAGTTAAAGTAATTTACCAACGAGAATGATGGCCCAATCCAGGCTTGACGACGAAGGACTATATGGTCCGAGTATGAAATATACTGAAAGCGGTTCTTATATTTCAGGCATTTTTGTTGAATCATGACACGGCGCTTCATATCCGAATGTAACCCCATTTGACACCCTGCTTTCAGGATAACTAGGCATGATAGTCGAGATTCCAGGGTCCGCAGACTTCAAGAAAACAAGTTTAAATTTATTGAATCTGGCATGGTATATTGCCATCGCTTCTCTTGAAGCATATAGTTTTTCCGACATCATTCATCCTGTTGATACGCCCGTCCAACATATACCCGGGATTGATGGAACCCTCCGCACTATCGGTGGCCCAGATACCACATGGAGCCCGCAGGAAAGGGAGGTTGCCGAACAACAATACTGGCGCCGATCCCAGCCAGCGCTTGCGAACGCACTTTCTCTTATCCAACAAGCAATTGAGATGGCGCTTAAGGGACAGATTGCCGAAATCTCACCATTTCTTCTGATCGCTCGTGACGCTCGTGATTATCCGACCAAAAGTGCTCAGCAGGATGTGTCATTTTCAGCCTTCCGCAGCCTTGATGCTGCAGACTTGCTGAAAGTCCACAACACCGTCTGCTCTGAACGTCTCGACGACAAATTTGAAGGATTTTGGAACTCGATTCGGCGGCAGAGAAACGTCTTCATTCATTCGGTAGTCCCAATCTCAGAAGTATTAAAGCCAACAGATCTCATTGAGAAAATTCTCCTCACAGTTCGCACAATGCATCGCGAGCAAGAGTGGTTTGGGCACCGGGTAGAGTATTGTCAAAAGGATGAAATCGAAGCGGCTTTCAGTACCGACTCGGGCAGTCGGTTTGGCAGGGTTCTTCAAGAATTTGAGATTGTATTTCATTACCTTTCGAGCAAAGCCCTTCGAGAATATTTTGGGCTGGACCGCCGTCGGCGTACCTATATGTGCACCCACTGTATGAAGGAGTGTGATTCAGATATTTGGAACGATCTGCATCAGCATTTTGCTCAGTTCGACGGCAAAGATCCTTCTTCGTCAGCTGTTAAATGTGCTTTGTGCGCAAGAAGTATTAAGATATTCCGTGGCCAATGCATGGACAAGGAATGTAAATCGTCCGTGTTGTGCGATGACGTAGAGTATGGTCGTATTTGTTTGATCTGCGGAATAGGTCAGTCCGATTAAAAATTATTATTATTAGTCTTTGTGAGGCGCCCCGTGTAGAGGGTAGCCTGCTTTAATAGATCTTTCCGGCACGCTCGGCCGAGTGGTGAACCTTCTTTCCCTCGACCTCACCTATTCCTTGCCGGGGCCGTTGGCATTGGCGTTAGTGCCCGCTTGTTGCTCGAAACCGCCTATACGGCGGGTGCGTGACTTCCGCTGCCTTTCCTGCTCTTCTCGGCGCAGATCTGACTGTTCGTATCGCTATGGGCCGGAGAACCCCGCTTCAAGGTGGGTCCGTCTTGCATTCGGCCGCCGGCGTGGCCTGAAGCTGTCTTTGGGGCCCTGATCCCGTCCCCTTATTTCCCCATCCCGCCGCAGCGATGCTTGCGGCCATGGACACCGCACCCCCATCCCGGATCTTCTTCGCCCAGCTGCGCGAGCAGGTCATCCGCCCCGCCCTCGGCCTGCTCGAACTCGGCGACGGGCCGACCGTCATCAACCTGCTGCTCGGCACGGCCGCACAGGAGAGCGGCGGCCGGTTCCTGCGGCAATACCCGAGCGGCCCCGCGCTCGGCTTCTGGCAGATCGAACCCACGACGCACCGTGACGTGCTCACCAACTTCGTGGCCTTCCGCCCGGATCTGCGCGCCCGACTCGCAGCGCTCGCGGTGCCCGGCACCGACCGCGACGATCAGCTCGCCTGGAACCTGCGCTACGCCTGCGCCATCGCCCGGCTGATCTATCTGCGCGCCCCGGCGCCGCTGCCGGGCACGTCCGATCCCGCGCTCTTGGGCGCCTTTTGGAAGGCGCACTACAACACCGCCGGCGGTGCCGGCGCCGCGGACGAGTTCGTCCGCTCCTTCTCGACCTACATCGGAGACCCGGTCAATGTCTAACCGCCTGTGGCAGGCGGCGCTCGCGCCTGCCTGCCTTGTTGCCTCTGTCGCCCCCGCCTGCGCCGCCACCGTCGATGTGAGCGGCGTGGTCACCTCCGTTTCCGGCGTGGCGCTCGCCGCCTTCGGCGTCGTCGTCTCCTGGGCCGCCCATCGCGCCGTGTCGGTGCTGGAGCGCTGGAGCGGCTCGCAGCTCCAGGATCTGCACGGCACCGCCATCGACGATGCCGTCCAGCTCGCCACCAGCTATGTCCAGGCCAAGCTCGCCGCCGTCGCCGATCCCGCCGCCAAGCTGCAGATCCGCGACCAGGTCATCGCCGAGGCGGCGCAGATGGTGGCGCTCCAGGTGCCGAACGCGCTCGATGCGTTGGGCCTGACGCCGGACGGCGTCGCCGCCAAGCTCAAGATGATGCTGGGCCTGGCCGAACCGCCGGCGCCAGTCGCCCCGGCCTCGGCGCCGACCGGCTCGATCGCCGGAACCGTCGCGGCCGGCCTGGCGCTGGCGCTCGCCACCCTGCCGCTGGTCGGCTGCCTCGGCTCGACGCCGAGCGCCACCGACACGGCCTCGGGCACGGCGGCCGGCTCGACCACCGCCGCGGCGCCGTCCGCGGATCAGCAGGCGTTCGACAATGCCTGCTGGACGGCCGACGCGCTCGACGCCGCCTTCAAGATCGCGGAGGCGACGGGCAAGATCCCGGACGGCCTCGTCACCACGGAGCAGGATGCCAAGGCCGGCGTCGACGCGCTGTGCGCCGGCCCGGCCCCGACCGATCTCAAGGATGCCGTCAGCAAGATCGAGGCGGCCGGCGTCCAGATCGCGGCTCAGATCGCCAGCCAGTAAGTGGCCGACGAGATCGATAAGGCGCAGGCGCGGGACGAGGAGTTCCGCGCCGACGCGCTCGCCAGCTGGGCACGCCGGGCGCACGGCGCTGTCGTCCCTGCGCCCGAGCTGCCGCGCGATTGCCTCGCCTGCGGCGACGAGATCCCGATCGAGCGGCTGAAGGCGCTGCCGGCGGCGATCTTCTGCCGCGACTGCCAAGACCGCCAGGAAAGACGGCCTCATGAACCTCGCCAATATCCATGATTGGGCGGCGATCGTGCCGATCCTGGCCGGGCTGATCGGCATCGGCAGCTTCGTCGGCCGGCTCTATCTCAGGAACGGCTATGCCACCAAGGCCGATCTCAGTGACACCAAACGCTCGCTGCTGGCGCTCGGCAAGCGCACCGAGGCGCTCGAAGCCCAGCTCGCCGGCGTCGCCACGCGCGAGGATGTCAACCGCGTGCTGATGGCGGTCGAGCGGGCCGACGGCGACCGGCGGGCGCTCGCGGCCGAGGTCGGCGGCATCCGCGACCTGGTCGCCCGCATCGAGAAGCCGCTCGACCTCATCCAGGAACATTTGCTGCGGGACCGCTCATGAGCTTCGCCGATCTGCTCCAGGCCGATCGCCGCCTGGTCATCCTCCGCCTGCTGGCGCAATCGCCGGGCTCGGCCGCCAACAGCAGCATCATCGCCACCGGCCTGGCCGAGCTGGGCCACCGGATCTCGCGCGACCTGGTTGCGACCGAGCTGGCCTGGCTGGCCGAGCAGCGCTTGGTCACGACCGAGACGGTCGAGGCCGGAATGAAGAGCATCGTCGTGGCGACGCTGACCGAGCGCGGTCTCGACGTGCAAGACGGGCGCGTCACGGTGCCCGGCGTCAAGCGGCCGACGCCCTGAGCCATGCCGCGTGCCTCCACCATCGACAAGCTCGCGCCCGAGCTGCGCCAGGCCATCGCCGATCTGCGCGACCAGGGCGTCACCATCGACGAGATCCTGGCCAAGCTGCGCGAGCTGGGCGCCGACGTGTCGCGCTCGGCCTTGGGCCGCCACGTCAAGGATCTCGACCAGATCGCCGACAAGCTGCGCCGATCGCGCGAGGTCGCCGACGTGCTGGTCCGGCGTCTCGGCGATGCGCCCGAGAGCAAGCAGGCGCGCGTCAATATCGAGCTGATGCATGCGGTGATCATGGATCTCTTCGTCGGCGATGACGGCACGCCGGTGCAGCTCGATCCCGAGAGCGTCATGCTGCTGTCGCGCTCGATCGCGTCGCTGGCGAGCGCGTCGAAGACCGATGCCGACCTGGTCATCAAGGTCCGGCGCGAGATCGCGGCCGAGCAGAAGGCCAAGCTCGACGCCATGGACCGCGAGGCGAGCAAGGGCGGCAGCAAGCGCGGCTTCGATCCCGAGACGCTGAAGCGCGTGCGCACGGAGATCTACGGGCTGCCGGGATGACACGCGCACCCAGCCGACAGGTTCGGCGTAAGCAGGAACGGCAGGCCGCCAAGGCCGCTGTGCCGCTCTGCCGCTATCAGATCGATTGGATGCTCGACAAGTCCCGGTTCAAGATCGGGATGTTCGCGCGCCAGACCGGCAAGACCTTCACCACCACGCTGGAGATCGCCGACGATTGCTATGCGGCCGAGGCCGAAGGCCGCCGCGCGCGCTGGGTCATCCTCTCGCGCGGCGAGCGCCAGGCCAAGGAGGCGATCGAAGGGCTGAAGCTCCACGCCCAGGCATACGGTCTCGCGGTCGAGGAGCTGGAGTATGATTGGAAGGCGAACGACGTCGCCTACAAGGCGCTGGAGATCGTCTTCCCCGGCGGCTCGCGCGTTACCGCGCTGCCGGCCAATCCCGACACGGCGCGCGGCTTCAGCGCCAATGTCTTCCTCGACGAGTTCGCCTTCCACCGCGACAGCCGCGAGATCTGGAAGGCGCTGTTCCCGGTCATCTCGGCCGGCTTCCGGATCATCGTCACCTCGACGCCGAACGGCAAAGGCAACAAGTTCTACGAGCTGATGACCGCGGCCGACGGCATCTGGTCGCGCCATACCGTCGATATCTATCGCGCCGTCGCCGAGGGCCTGCCGCGCGATATCGACGAGCTGCGCGCCGGCCTCGCCGACGAGGATGGCTGGGCGCAGGAGTTCGAGCTGCACTGGCTCGACGAGGCGAGCGCCTGGCTGCCCTATGACCTGATCTCCTCGGTCGAGCATGACGAGGCCGGCCGGCCGGATCTCTATCGCGGCGGCCCGTGCTTCCTCGGCAATGATATCGGCCGCAAGAAGGATCTCTGGGTCGGGGCCGTGATCGAGCCGGTCGGCGATGTCCATTGGCTGCGCGAGCTCGCCATCCTCAAGGGCGCCTCGTTCGCCCGCCAGGACGAGGAGCTGGACCGGCTCATGGCAACCTACAATGTCGCCCGCGCCTGCATGGACGAGACCGGCATGGGCATGAAGCCGGTCGAGGATGCCAAGGCCCGGCACGGCCAGCGCCGGATCGAGGGCATTACCTTCACCCAGGCCAGCAAGCTCACCATGGCGACCTTGGGCAAGGAGGCGTTCGAGGACCGCACGATCCGCATCCCGATGGGCGACGTGAAGCTCCGCAAGGATCTGCACCTCTTGAAGAAGGTCTCCGGCCCGACCGGGCTGCCGCGCTTCGTCGCCGAGGATGATGACGGCACCGCCGACAGCCATGCCGACCGCGCCTGGTCGATCTTCCTGGCGCTCACCGCCGCCGGCCGGCCGATCCATCGCATGCAGGTCAAGACGTCCGGCGTGCGAAGGGCGACCACCAACCTCGACGATTACCTGATGCGGAGATAGCGATGGCCGACGAAGCCCCGAAGCCCGAATCATCGGCGCGGACGGCGCCCGGCGTGCTCGGCGCCGAAGTCGCGAATGTGCTGCGCAACGTTTATGTGCGGCCGTTCGCCGGCATCCTCTATCCGTTCGACCCGACCCTGCGCACGCGCGGCGGCGGCTGGGACTACCAGATCTATGAGCGGGCCGAGGAAGATCCGCGCGTCTACGCCATGCTGCAGAAGCGCAAAGGGGCGCTCGCGGCCTATCCCATCCAGCTCGATGCCGCCTCGGAAGATCCGGTCGACGTCGCGGCGAAGGAGCTGGTCGAGCGGGCCTTGAAGCTCTTTCCGTTCCAGCGCGTGGTGAAGGATCTGCTCGACGCGGTCATGAAGGGCTTCGCCGTCGACGAGATCATGTGGAGCGTGGTCGATGGCGAGATCATGCCAACCGGCGCCTATCGCCGCGATCAGCGCCGCTTCCGCTTCGGCGAGGATTACTCGCTGCGCCTGATCGACTGGCAGAACCTGCTGCTTGGTCTGCCGGTGCCCGACCGCAAGTTCATCGTGCACAGCTTCGACCGCCATGACGGCGACCCCTATGGCCGCGGTCTCGGCCGCATGCTGTTCTGGAAATGGCTGTTCAAGCGCCAGAACGAGGCGAGCTGGCTGATCCATAACGAGAAGTTCGCGAGCCCGACCGTCCATGGCAAGCATGACCCGGAAGCCAGCGAGCAGACCAAGGAAGCGCTGCTCGCCTCCTGCTCGGCGGTGGCGCTCGAGACGGCGATCATCACCGACAGTAACACCGAAATCGAGTTGCTCGAGGCGGAAGGGCGCGGTGCCGGCGACACCTATGCCGCCTTCAAGGACAGCCAGAACGACGACATCACCGAGATCGTGCTCGGCGCCACCTTCACCGCCGCCTCGGGCGGGCTCGACGGCGCCAGCGGCGCCGATGCCGACACCGACGACCGGCTTGAACTGGCGAAGTCCGACGCCGGCGACTTGGCTGAGACACTCAACGGCACGCTGGTCAAATGGATCGTCGAGCTGAATTTGCCGGCCGCTCGGCCGCCGACGCTCCGATGGCTGATCGATGCCGAGGAGGATCTGACGGCACGGGCGGCGATCGACGACAAGATCCGTACCTGGGGCTACAAGCCGACCTTGGCCTATGTGCAGGAGAAGTATGGCGGCGAATGGGTCGAGGCGGCAGCGCCGCCGGCACCCGATCCGTTCGCGCAGGATAGTCCTGCGCCGGCATCCTTCGCCGAAGGCAGCACCCCACCGGGCGTGCTCGCCGTCTCGGCCTTCGCCCAGCGCGGCACCGACCAGGTGCGCTCGACCATCGACGGCTGGGTCGGCCAGGTCCGCCAGCTCATGGGCCAGGCCGGCTCGATCGAGGAGCTGCGCGACCGGCTGATCGAGCTGTACCCGTCGATGTCCGGCGCGATGTTCGCCGAGGTCATGAGCGAGGCGCTGCAGGTCGGCGATCTCGCCGGCCGTTACGAGGCCGGCCGTGGCCGATGAGCCGGTAACGCCGGAATACGCCGCCCTGCCGTTCCAGGAGGCGGTCGAGTTCTTCCGGCAGAAGGTCAACGTCCCGTCCGCCAAATGGGCCGACGTCCTCGGCGGTGCCCATGCCCGCGCCTTCACCGTCGCCGGCGCCACCAAGGAAGGCATGCTCGCCGACTTCCGCACGGCGATCGACAGCGCCATCGCCGACGGCACCACGCTCGACACCTTCCGCAAGGGCTTCGACGACATCGTCCAGCGCTATGGCTGGGACTACAAGGGCGGCCGGGCCTGGCGGACGCGCACCATCTTCGAGACCAACCTCTCGACCGCCTATGCCGCCGGCCGTTATGCGCAGATGACCGACCCGGACGTGGTCCGGCTCAATCCCTATTGGCGCTACCGGCATTCCGACAACGTCAAGCATCCCCGGCCGGAGCATCTGGCCTGGGACGGGCTCGTGCTGCGCCATGACGATCCGTGGTGGTCAACGCACATGCCGCCCAATGGCTGGGGCTGCCAATGCTCGGCCGAGCCGCTGTCGGAACGAGAGCTGAAGGCGTTGGGCAAGAACGGTCCCGATCGGGCGCCGGCGTCGGACATGCGGCCGGCCACCCTCAACACCTCGGCCGGGCCGGTCACCATTCAGGTGCCCAAGGGCGTCGATCCCGGCTGGGGCTACAGCGTCGGCGAGGCGGCCTCGGGCAAGAAGCTCGCCGAGCTGCAGATGGATGCCTGGCGCGCAGAGGGCGAGGCCGCCTGGGAGAGCTTGACGCCGGGGGATTGGGCAAGCGCTGGCAGGCCGAAGGCGCTGCCGGTGGATGAGGCCGCAGCGTCGCCGGCGTCGGCCCCGGTCGGGCTGCAGGCGGCGATCGAGCGCGCGATCGGCGGCTCAACCGCAGCACTGCCATTGCCGACCGGCGATACCGTGCAGATCGATGCCGCGGCACTAGCCGCGCACCTGCCGGCCGGCCAGGCGCGATTCGTGCCGCTGCTGCCCGAGCTGCTGCGCGACCCGGCCGAGATCTGGCTGCGGTTCGAGCGGCACAAGGGCACGGGCAAGGTTGTGTTGCGGCAGCGGCTGATCAAGCTGCTGCGGTTTGCCGATCGGCAAACGGTCGCGATGGTGCTGCAGGCGAGCGGCGGCAGTCTCGATACCTGGACGGTGCTGCACGATCTCGACCAGCTGCAGGCTCAGCGGGCCGGGCATTTGCTGTGGGCGCGACCGTGAACAGTAGCGTCGGCGTCAGGATCACCGTCACCGACAAGGAGATCCGCGAGGCGCTCACCCGCCTGGCCGAGAAGGATGGTGGGCTCGTTCGAGTCGCCCTCAAGAATATCGGCCAGGCGCTGCTGAAATCGACGCGCGCCCGATTCGATAGCGAGACGGCGCCGGACGGATCGCATTGGAAGCCGCTGAACCCGGAATACAAGCAGGGCAAGCGGGGCTTGAAGATCCTGCAGGGCGCCGGAGTCGCCGGCGGGCTGCTGGGCTCGATCAATGCGCGCGTGACCGGCAACCGGCTGGAGATCGGGACCAACAAGGTCTATGCGGCGATCCATCAGTTCGGCGGGGTGATCGTGCCGAAGCGCTATCCGGCTTTGGTGTTCAGGATCGGCGGCAAGCTCGCGTTTGCCAGAAAGGTGACGATACCGGCGCGGCCGTTCTTGGGGGTTTCGGCGGGAGATCGGAAGATGGCACTGGAAGTGGCGGGCCGTATCGCCACCCTTAAATAACAAGGAGACTGATAGCGAAGCAGCAACAAGCGATGCTGACTTGTCCATGGCTGCCTTACTAAACGACCGAGCCCGGATGGCTGATGCACACCCCATGACAACCCAAGCTACCGCATTCGACGACATTGCAGTTATCAGTGGTATTATAATCCGGAATGCGCCTGAATGGGAGAATCGGGAGGATTATCATGCATCTTGCTCACCTAGTGATTCGGAATCTTCGGGCGCTGACAGACATAGATTTCCCCCTCAGCTCCCGAGTTAACGTTATCGTCGGGCCGAACGCGGTGGGTAAGACAACCATACTGCAAGCTGTACGTCTGGCGAAAGCCATACTAGCCCCACGGACACAAAATGAAACGCAGCAAGTCCTTATCTCGCTGGGCGCTGCTTCCCCACATTTTCCACAAAGGTTATTCCTTAATAGCCTCGCGAGAGAAATCACGCAGCCGGTTGAGATCCGTTGTACCTATGCCCTGCTCGATGAAGAGATTGCTATCTTGCGATCCTCCATGCCATCACTGGTACAAAGTGTTGTTGCTTCAAGGATCGGACAAGCTTTTGCGAATCCAGCGATCTTGCTTCAGTTTATGCAATCTTCTGAGGGCCAAACGGCAATCACAGCAACTACGATCGAAGTTAGCGGGGTCCTATCTCGGCTGGAGTCTGATAAGTCTCTAGTACTTGGTGTGTCAATGAATGGTGCTACAGGACAGATTATTGCATCTGACCCGCTCGCCGGCGCAATGATTGCCTTCCTTGATCAAAGACTCCCACCCTCTATCTCGCTTTTCTCGTTCTTCCCTGCTGATAGAGCGCTTCCAATGGGCGAGGTAAATCTTCAACTTGGAGGCCCCGATATGCAGCAACAAATGGAGGCCCATAACTCGCAGCCACAACTAAAATATCTTCGCCTAAAAAACCTTATTATTAATTCACTTGTCGTGACTGGAACTGAGCGTGATGATCTTCAGGGTGAATTCGAAACAATATTCTCCGGATTACTGGCCGGCCGCAAGATAAAGCTCATAAACGTAAACGAACTCGGGTTGCTTTCGGTCATTACGGAAGAAATATCTACAGGCCGCTTGATTGAACTGGACAGCTTGAGCAGTGGCGAAAAAAATATCGCACTAACGTTTTTGATTGTGGCGCGCTCCATCGCAAAGGGGGGTGTAGCCTTATTTGATGAGCCAGAGCTACATCTCAATCCCGCAGTGGCAAAGGATGTTCTACCATTTATCATAAATCAGTATGCCATACCAAAAGACATTCAGTTTATCATGTGCACTCATTCTCCGGAAATACTTTCGGGAGCGTTTGGAAATGAGGACTGCGCGCTTTTACACTTAAAGTCAGCCTCGGTCATCTCGCGAGTAGGAAGGAGAGCTCTTGATGAATACGCAGACGCGCTCCAACGTCTCGGAACGTCAGTTAGCGAAAGCCTTCTCTACGAAGGAACTGTGTTAGTGGAAGGCGATGACGATGTAGCCTTTCTGGAAGGTGGTTTCCCTGAGATCTTCAGAAAATACAAAGTTAAAGATCGAGGCGGCCGACGAGAAATAGAGAAAACGATCGCTGATCTCCAAGCTATGGAAGGTAGGGGGGAAAAGGTCGCGCCCATATTCCTTATCTTTGACCGTGATGAAGAGCCAACTGGTCTAAAATCTTCGGCTGCAGTTCGAGTTATGCAGTGGACCCGGCGATGTGTCGAGAACTACATGATCGATCTAGATGTAATTGCGGACCTGCTGAAGGATTCGTCCGTTACTAGAAGGCCGATCAGCAGTGAGGGCGAAGCTCATAAATTAACGCGAGAACTCGCCCAGAAGCAGTTGCTACTAGTGGCTGCGAGGGACACTTTTAACAGCTATGGTTATCTTAATCCTTGCCTTACGAAAGAGGATTTACAGATGGGAGATTTAGAATCGCTTGGAAGCGCCTTCTACGATCGAATTTCTACAGCTCGTGCGTCTATCCCAGACAGCCCCAAGGATGCGTGGATTGCTCAATTTGAGAAGAACGTTAACGAGCGCAAGCAGGCTCTGCATTTGGTTTGGGATAGTAAGTGGAGAGATCTCTGCGATGGGAAGAAATTGATATCGGACTTGCATAAAGCTGCGGATTTGAGAATGTCGGAGTCCGCCTTCAAAGCCCGAATTACGCAAAGAATGCGTGATACATCTTCAGACTTGTGGAGAGTGGTTAAGGGTATCTTGGAGGACTTTATGAAGCGGCCGGCAGGGTAGCTTTCGAAGTCATCGCAGCGCCCAAAATTTCTTACGGACCGAGGGTGGGTAACGTCGGCGACGCGCACGATGATCGGGCATTCTGTTAAGGGATGGGGGCTCGTAGATACCCGATATTGGGCTATGGCACGCCAAGGCCCCGTTACACCCTCGTTACTGACGATGTTTCAGGCAAAGATGATCATCCGTTCTTGGTGCGGCCATAGGTCCCTGATTTCTTGGCGCTAGGGTCCCGATCCCGCACCCTTATCTCTTGCCTCCATTCGCCTGAGAATCCGCCTCGATCAGCCCGACCATCGGGCAGCGTCGAGCGGACCTCATGCAGCAATTCGAGATCTTCAAGGCCGGCACCCACACCGCGGTAAGCGGCGCCACCATCGCCTTCAGCACCACCGACCTGGCCGATGCCGTCGCCGCCTATGATCCGGCGCTGCATGAGGCGCCGCTGGTGGTCGGTCATCCGGCGATGGACGCGCCGGCCTATGGCTGGGTCCAGTCGCTGAAGCTCGCTGGCGACCGTCTGGTGGCGGTGCCGCAGCAGGTCGATACGGCCTTTGGCGAACTGGTGCAGGCCGGCCGCTTCAAGCAGCGCAGCGCCAGCTTCTATCCGCCCGATCACCCGGCCAACCCCAAGCCCGGCCATTGGTATCTGAAGCATGTCGGCTTCCTCGGCGCCGCCGCTCCGGCGGTGAAGGGCTTGAAGCCGGTGGCGTTCGGCGAGATCGAGGGCACGCTCGACTTCGCCGACTGGCAGGGCCTGGCCGTCGCCGGCCTGTTCGGCAAGCTTCGGGATTTCTTCATCGCGCAGTTCGGCCAGGACAAGGCCGATGCGGTGCTGCCGAGCGACGCCATCGACAGCCTCAAATTCGACGCCGCCCAGCCCGATTGCGATCCGGCGCCGGCAGACCCCACCCCTTCCTATGCGGAGAACCCCAGGATGACCGTGACCAACCCGGCCGGCGCCGTGCCGACCGAGGCCGAGCTGCGGGCGCGTGCCGACAAGCTCGCCGCCGACGAAAAGAAGCACGCAGCCAACGAGGCCGCCTTCGCCGAGCTGCAGCGTACCGTGCGCTCCGCCCAGATCGTGACCCTGGTCGACGGTCTCGTTGCCGGCCGCAAGCTGCCCTCGGGTGAGAAGGCCGGCCTGATCGCCTTCATGGAAGCGCTGCCGGCCGGCGACCACGTGATCGAGTTCGCCGAAGCCGGCGGCAAGACCGCCAAGCTGGCGCCGTTGGACTACCTTAGCGGCCTCTTCGCCCGCCTGCCGAACCTGGTGCATTTCGGTGAGGTGGCGCCGGCGCTCGATCCCGTGAACTTCGCCGAGGATGCCAACAGCATCACGACGCTGTCGCAGCGCTACATCGCCGAGCAGAAGGCGATCGGCCGGACGGTCTCGCCGGCCGAGGCGGTCTCGCATGTGACGAGGGCTCGGCGATGAGCATCGGCCATAGCCGCGCCCGCACCGCGCAGGCGGCGATCGTCCAGTGCCGCTTCGTCAAGCCCGGCACCCAATCGGGCACCGCCATCCAGGCCGCCGCCGCCACCGACAGCCTCACGGGCGTCTCCCAGCTCTTCAACAACCCGCAGGCCGGCCAGCGCGTCGACGTCATCGTCGCCGGGCCGGCCAAGCTGGAGCTGGGCGCCACCGTCAAGGACGGCGACTTGCTCACCGCCGATGCCGAGGGGCGCGGCGTCGGCATCGGTGCGGCGCCGGCCGCCGGCACCCGCGTCGGCGCCCAGGCGCTCTTCCCCGGCAATGTCGGTGACGTGATCGACGTCATCGTCGTCAACAGCCTCGCGTAACGGAGACCCCGCATGTCGCTCATTTCCGCCGTCTCGGGCGCCGTCATCCCGGCCTCCAACGGGTCGAGCTTCCCGATCACGCCCGAGCTGACCTCGGTCGCGATCCAGTACCGCAACCCGGCCCAGACCCTCATCGCCGACGACGTCATGCCGATGACGCCGCCCATGGGCACCAAGAAGTTCAAGTACACCAAGTTCGATCTCGGCAATAACTTCACCATCCCCGATCTGCAGGTGGGGTCGCGCTCGAAGCCGGGCGAGTACGAGGTGCCCGGCGTGGAGGTGCCCGACGAGTGCGTCGATTACGGGCTCGAAGGCTTCATCCCGCAGGATGACATCGACCAGGCCGCCTCGCTCCGGGCCATGGATCAGTCGATCATCGATCCGCAGCTCCTCCAGACCGAGGTCTTGACCGATGTCGTCATCCTCGGCCGCGAGCGCCGCGTCTCGAACATCGTCTTCAATCCGGCCAACTATCTGCCGCAGCTGACCGAGGATCTCTCGGCCAATAGCGGCGCGCAGCAGTTCGACAATTTTGCGTCGAGCGACCCGATCGCCGTGCTGACCGCATTCCTCGACAGCTGCGTGGTGCGCCCGAACATGCTCGTCTTCGGCCAGGTCGCCTGGTCCGCGATCCGCCGCCATCCGCGCATCATGAAGGCGATCAACCGCGACGCCGGCGACACCGGCACCGCCAGCCGGCAACAGGTCGCGGACATCTTCGAGGTGGCGCAGATCAAGGTCGGCTCGTCCTGGGTGAACCTCACCCTCAACGGCACCAACCCGACGCTCGCCCGCACCTGGGGGCCGCATTGCGCCGGCCTGTTCGTCGATCCCCAGGCCGCGCGCACCAAGGGGCTGACCTGGGGCTTCACCGCCAACTATCGCGGCCGGTATGCCGGCGCGCTGCCCGATCAGCGCATGGGCGCCCGTGGCGGCGTCTGGGTCCGCGTGATCGAGACCGTCAAGGAAGAGGTTGCGGCCCAGGAGGCCGGCTTCCTGCTCACCAACGTCGCCGGCCAGATCCCGGCGGCCGAGCCCGAGCAGAACTGATCCTCATGACCGCCGGCACCTTCCTCGCGCGTGACGATCTCGGCTACGTGATCCAGCTGCTGCCTTATCGGCCGAATGGCGGCTGGGGCGTGGCGACCGGCACCAAGGTGGTGACGGTCGGCCCGTTCCAAGCCGGCACGCGGATCGTCACGCTGCGGGCAGTGGTGGCACCGGTCTTCTGGCAGGACGGCGCGGTCGGCGTCACGGTCGCAGCCCCGACCGGGAACTTCGCCGGCAGCGGGCCGCATTATCTCGCCGCCGGCGAGACGGTCGATGTCGCGCTCGGCGGCGCCCAGGGCGACGAGCCGCTCGCCGTCGAGATCGCCGTGGTCTCGGCCACGGGTGTGGCCGGCAATCTCTATGTCTCGGAGCGCGGCTGATGGCCTATGCCGCGCTCACGGACCTGGTCGCGCGCTTCGGCGAGAAGGAGATGATCCTTCTTTCCGACGACGACAATACCGGTACCATCGACGAGGCGGTGGTCGACCAGGTGCTGGCCGATGTCACGGCCAGGATCGACGGCTACCTGACCGACCGCTACAGCCTGCCCTTGGCGCAGGTGCCGCCGGCGCTGGTGCCGCTCGCCTGCGACCTCGCCCGTTACCTGCTCTCGACCCGTAACGGCCGCACCCGGCCGACCGAGGCGATCAAGGAACGCTACGACGACGCGCTTACCTGGCTCGGCAAGGTCGCCGAGGGCAAGTACGGGCTCGGCCTGACCGCGACCGAGCAGGAGATCCCCGAGACCGGCGGCCCGCAATTCGTGGCCGAGCGGCGGATCTTCACCCGGCGGACCCTCCATGACTATGTGAGGCCGCCCAGATGGTAGCGCTCGCGCCCAGCGTCATTGCCGCGGTCGAGGACGAGATCGCCTCGGCGCTCAAGACGGTGCTCGGTCCCTATGTCCGCGCTTGCGAGAGTGTCCCGGCCGGGATCACCCCCGAGGAATGGGGCGACCGGCTGCGCGCGACCCCGGCGCTCTATGTGAGCTTCGGCGGCGGCGAGGCGCGGCCCACCCGCAACCCGACCTTGGACGGCCGCTTCTCGGTCTATGCCGCCACCGGCGCCGATGGCCGCGAGGAGCAGCGCCGGCGCGGCAGCAAGGTCGCGATCGGCGCCTACCAGCTGGTCGAGTATGTGGTCTCCATCATCCATTCCAAGCAGATCGGCGCCTATGGCGTGCCGCAGCTCCAGGATGTCAGCAACCTCTGGTCCGAAGTGTTCGACAGCCTCGGCCTCACCGTCTACGCGGCGACCTTCAAGATCCCGTTCGATTTTCCGGGCGTGGTCGATCCGGACACGCTCGGCAGCTTCCAGACCTTCGACGGGCAGATCCCGTTCGCGCCGCCGGCGCCGGACGCATCCATCCCGCTCGATCCCAGCCTCGTCGCCATCGATGGCGACGTCACCCTCACCGGAGCCTGATCCATGACCGATCTCAAGGCCGTGCAGGCGGCGCCCGGCCGCCTGGTGCGCGACCCGCAAAGCAAGAACCGGCCGATCAAGCCCGGCAGGAAGGTCGATCTCGACGATCCCTTCTGGTACCGGCGCTGGCAGAGCGGCGACATCGTCGCCTTCGTGCCGCCGGAACCGGCCCCGTCATCGCCGCCCGCATCGCCGCCGCCGGCGGCACCGGCGCCGAAGCCCGCAACCACCAAGCCGGCCGACAGCGCCGCGCCGCAGGAATAGGCCCATGTCGGTCATCAGCTTCAACTCGATCCCGCTCGATATCCGTAAGCCCGGCTCGCATATCGAGTTCGACAACAGCAAGGCCAACAGCCCGCTGCCGATCCAGGTGCATCGCATCCTGTATCTCGGCCAGCGCCTGCCGACCGGCACGGTCAAGGCCAACATCCCGACCCAGATCACCGCACCCGGCCAGGGCGCGCAGTATTTTGGCCGGGGCTCGATGCTGGCCCAGATGATCACCGCCGGCAAGAACGCCAACGCCACCACCGAGATGTGGGCCGTGGCGCTCGACGACAATCCCGAAGGCACGCCGGCCACTGGCTCGGTGCTGATCGCCGGCTCGCCGAGTGCCAACGCCACGGCGCAGCTCTATGCCAACGGCACCGTCGTGCAGGTGGCCGTCACCACCGGCATGGCAGCCGCCGACATCGCCGCCGCCTTCGTCGAGGAGATCGAGGCCAATCCCGATCTCGCCGTGACCGCCGCGATCGACCCGACCACGCCGGCGCAGATCGACGTTACCGCCAAGCATAAGGGCGCGGCCGGTAACGACATCGATCTGCGGCTGACCTACTTCACCGGCGATACGGTGCCGGCCGGCCTCACCATCACGATCACGCCGATGGCCGGCGGCGAGGGCAACCCGTCGCTGACGCCGGCGATCGCTGCCCTCGGCAGCACCTGGTATCATAGCTGGGGCAACCCTTACACCGATCCCAGCAACGTCCAGATCCTGACTGCCGAGCTGATCCGGCGCGGCGGCCCGATGGTGCAGCAGCAGGCGCGGTCCTACTCGGTCGTCAATGGCAGCGTCGGCACGCTTGCCGCTTACGGCCAGGCGCAGAACAGCCAATGGACCACCTTCATGGGTGCGCAGCGCCTGCCGATCCCGACTTGGGTGGCGGCATCCATCATCACCGCGATCGTCGCCTTCAACGCGCCGCTCGACCCGGCCCGGCCGCTCTCGTCGCTGGCGCTGCCCGGCTTCATGGCGCCGGCCAAGCCCGACCTGTTCGTCGACGAGGATCAGGAGCTGCTGCTGCATGACGGCATCAGCACCTTCGATGTCGGCGACGACGGCACGGTCACCATCGACCGGCTCATCACCACCTTCCAGCTCGATCCGCAGGGCTTGCCCGACACCTCGTACCTGTCGGTCGAGACGGTGCTGACGCTTAATTTCTTGAGCTTCTGGCTGCGGTCGCGCATCGCCACCAGCTGGCCGCGCTTCAAGCTCGCCGATGACGGCAACAGCTTCCCGGTCGGCGTCAACGTCACCACGCCCAAGCTCATTGCCGCCGATCTCGTCGCCGGCAGCCAGCTGCTCTTCAATGCCGGCATCATCCAGAACCTGGCCGATTTCCAGAAGAACCTGATCGTCCAACGCAACGCGTCCGACCCCGACCGGGTCGATGCCGTGCTGCCCTGGTCGATCGTCGGTCAGTTCCTGGTCTTCGCCGGCCAGATCCAGTTCAGTTTCTGAGGTAAAACATGGCCCAGCAACGCACCGGCCGCGCCTTCGTCCGCGCCAACGGCACCCTCTACGAGACGCTCGACGGCGCCAAGCTGTCGAACATCGCCGGTATCGAACGCAGCGCGGTCACCGGCGCGGCGGTCTTCGGCTTCACCGAGAAGACCGCGATCCCGACGATCGATTGCGACTTCGCCCATGGCCCCGGCGTCTCGGTCGCGACGCTGATCGCGATGACCGACGTCACCATCACCTTCGAGTGCGACAGCGGCGTCACCTTCGTCCTCGGCGATGCCTGGTGCTCGAAGGGCGGCGATCTCGCGGCGGACGGCAGCGCCAAGCTCACCGTCCAGTTCATGGCGCTCACCTGCCAGGAGCAGGGCACCACCGGATAACGCCATACCGGGGGGCCGCCGGGGCCAGAAGGCCAGCGGGTCTCGCCGAAGGCAAACGTCAGCCAGCGATGCCTCGATCGGCAGGACGAAGGCGTGACAGCCGGAGAGACGGCACCCACTCATTGGAGCGCATATCCGTGACCAACATTACCAATCCCGACGGTTCCGTCACCGTCACTCTCGGTTTCCCGATCCTGGTCGAGAACAAGTCCGTGACCAGCCTGACCCTGACGCGGCCGAAGTTCGCGGACCTGAAGGTGATGGACGAGGCCAAGGGCAATACCGCCAGGAATGGGCGCCTCATCGCCAAGCTGTCGAAGATCCCGCCTTCGAGCCTGGAGCAGCTCGACGGCGCCGACTTCATGGCGCTCAACGAAGTCGTGAGCGCTTTTTTGGAGCCGTCCCCGGCAACTGGCGACGACTTTGCCTCGAACTCCAGCACCTCGGAAACTTCCACCACGGCCACCTGATGGCGATGGCGCCCGACGAGTTGCTGGTCTGGCACCAGGAGCTGGTCGGGCTCATGAAGGATATGCAGCGTGGCTGATCTGAAGCTCTCCCTGGTCGTCGAGGCGATCGATCGCGCCACCGCCGTGTTCCGGCAGGTCTCCCAAGCGGTGGGCCTGCCGGCTGCGGCGGCCGAGAAGGGGCTTGCCCGCATCCAGAGCGGCGCCGAGGGCGTCACCAATGCCGTCGCCGGCATCGGCCTCGGCGTCGGCGCCGCGATCGAGCTGAAGGAGATCGTCGGGACCGCCGAGTATTTTGACCGGCTGCGCATCAATAGCGGCGCCTCGGCCGAGACGGTCGATCATCTGCGCGAGGTGCTGCTCGAGACGGCGAAGGCGGCGCGCATTCCGAGCGACGAGCTGACCGCGAGCCTCAAGGGCGTGCTGGCATCGGGCCAGGGGCTCGGCTTCTTCCAGGACAACATCAAGAGCCTCGCCACCGGCATCCAGCTCCTCAATGGCGACGGCGAGGAGCTGGGGCAGAGCTTCGCCCAGCTCTCGAACAAGCTGCAGATCAAGTCGCCGGAAGAGCTGGCCCAAGCTTTCGCCACCGTGCGCCAGCAGCTGCGCGGCGTCGCCGGCGGCTTCGACGAGTTCGCGCCGCAGCTCGGCCGCCTCTCGGCCGACTACGCACTGCTCGGCCAATCGGGCCTGCAGGCGTCGAAGGATCTGGGTGCGCTTTATGCGCTCGTCCGGCTCGGCACCACCACCAACCGCCAGGCGACCGGCGGCGTCGAGAATTTGATCCATTTCGTGCAGGACAAGAGCGGGCGGGACGCGATCAAGAGCCTCAACATCTCGGTCGCGGACACGCCCGAGGATGAGCGCAACAACCGGCTGCGCCCGCTGCCCGACATCATCTCCGATATCGCCAAGACCTATGTGCAGAACCCGGCCCTGGTCGAGGCGCGGCTCGGGCCGGGCATCGTCTCGCCGCTCAAGGTCGGCTTCGGCGAGATCGCCCAGACCGGCCGGCTCGATACGCTCGATCGCAAGCGCGCCATCACAGGCGATCCGGCCAAGGACGCTGCCGATGCAGCGCAGATCGGGACCAACGTCAGCGGCAGCATCAATGCCGTCAATGACGCGGTGAAGGGGGCGGCTGAGAGCTTTGAGGGGCTGTTCTCGTGGATCGCTAAACTGGTGGCGCCAGTCGCTGGTCTGATTGGCAACTTTGTGGCGTTCGCCGGATCGCTGATCTTTCTTGGTAACGCCATCAAACTAACCCGGACGTGGGGTGGCGCTGCGCTCGACGAATTTGTGGGTATCGGACGGGCGTTGTTCTCGATTGGGCCGACCGCCGCCGGCATAGCGTTGCGCCTTGCCGCCGTGACGGAAAGCATTGGGGGCCTTGTTTCCGGCATCCCCTTGCTCGGGCCGCTCTTCTCGGGCTTGAGTGCGGGTTTCCTCTCGGTCGGCCTCGCGATCGAGGCGACGCCGATCGGCTGGATCTTGACCGGCATCGCCGCCATCGCCGGCGCGGCCTACCTGATCTACGAGAATTGGGGCGGCATTAGCAGCTATTTCGAGGAGAAGTGGTCGGCGGTCAAAACCGCGTTCGACCAGAGCTGGACAAATGGCATCGTCGTCGCACTCCAGGAATTCAATCCTGTCGCCATCGTCGGCGACGCCATGGATGCCTTGGTGCTGAAGCTCACCGGCGTCGATCTCTACGATGTCGGCAAAAAGATCGTCGGCACGCTGAAGTCCGGCCTCACCGATGCCTTCGGCGACTACGGTTCCCAAGTCGCGAGTGTCGCCGCTGACGGGGCCAAGTCGGCCTTGGCCGCGGTCTCGCCGACGCTCGCCGCGCTCTTGGCGCTCACATCCACGTCGGGCGCGGCGGCACCGATCGCCGATTTGCCGTCGTCATTGGACGCGCCTCGTCAGTCATTCGCGGCGCCGACGCTCGGGGCACCGGCGCCGACTGCGGTCGGGTCGGATCGGGCCAATCCGCAGGCTCTGGCCCGTCTGCCGATCGATCTCAATTTGAGCTTGGCGTTCGATGGCGCGCCGCAGGGGTTGCGGCTGGTTCAAACCCGGAGCGGCGATCCGAACACGAGGGTCAATGCCAATGTCGACACCGGCCTCGGCATGGTGGCGCAGCCGTGAGGACCGCTTACGCCCGGCTGGATGCTTTGGCCCGCATCACGGCTGTTTCCTTGAGCTTGCGTTCTTCGTCCTTCAGAAGACCGCTTCGCGAGGCCGAATATGCGAAGCAGTACACAACGAGAGAGATCGGCAAATATCCCCAGCTCCAATGCCAGCCTGTAGTGGCCGAAGTTCCTACCGCGATGAAGATCGTGATAAGCAGAGCTTGGAAGCGCGCTCTTTGCTCCAGCTTCTTCATCTCGGCCTTCGCCGCTCTATCCCGCTCGCTCGCCATCTCGGCCGCTCCGTCGTCGCTTAGCACTCGCGAGGCGCGATAATGGCATTCAGAGACTCCATCCGCCAGGGCTCTTTCCGCGGCGTTTCGTTCAAATACGAGGATGCCGGCGGCGACAACGGCAGGCGCGGTCAGAAGCACGAATATCCCAAGCGCGACGTGCCGCTATGGGAGGATCTCGGCCGCAAGGGACGGCAATACCGGCTAGACGTCTTCGTCGTCGGCGCGGACTGGAACAAGCAGCGCGACGCGCTCATCGCCGCTTGCGACCAGCCCGGCCTCGGCACGCTCGTCCATCCGCTGCTGGGCAACCTCACCGTCGCCTGCTCTGACTGCGCGTGGCAGGAGAGCGTCACCACGCTCGGCCGGACGGATTTCTCGCTCACCTTCGAGGAGGGGGCGCCGCACGACTTCACCTCGTCGGCGAGCCCCGACACTGGCAGCGCCGTCGACAATGCCGGCACGGCCGCGAGCCAGGCCAGCCAAACCTCGTTCGCCAGCTCGTTCAACACCAGCGGCTTGGCTTCGAAGGTGCCGGCCGGCGCCGCCACCTCGCTCCTCGGCGCCACCTCGGCCGTGCAGGGCGCGATCGGCTTCGTCAAGGATCAGGTTGCGGGCGGCGCGGGCGGCTGGTTCTCCTACGTCACGGACGGCGTCAAGTTCGTGCAGGCGCAATACAATGACGTGGCCGGCGCGGTGCGGCTCGCGACCGGCGCGGTCAATGGCGTGATCGCCAGCGCCAACCAGGCCGTGACCTGGGTCGCCAACCTCACCAACCTGCAGGGTGCCGGCGGCATCCTCGGCTCGATCGACGGGCTCGGCCAGAACCTGGCCGGCCTGGTCAACCGGGTCAGCGGTCTCTTCACGACGGGCTCGGGCGACGCCTTTACCAGCTGGGCGCAGCAGCGCACGGCCGGGCCGGCCGCGACCGTCACCGTCAACGCCTTCGCCGCCTCGGTCACCGCCGCAGCACCCGGCGCCGCCATCAACGCCTTTCTGTCGGGAACGCCGCCCGCGCCGCAGGGCAGCGCCCCGCCGGCGACGAAGAGCACGGGCGGCTACAATGCCGCGACGATCCAGAACGTCTTCACGCTGCAGCTTCAGATCGCCTCGGCGCTGGCACGGCCGGCGATGCCGCCGGCGCAGCCGGGCACCGCCGATGCCCAGGTCACGACCAACGCCTTCGCCCTCTATGACGTGATGCGTCAACAGGCGATCGTCGAGGCCGCCGGCGCGCTCTCGGCCTTCCCGTTCTCGACCGGCGACCAGGCGCAGACCATGAGCGGTCAGCTCACCAGCGCCATCGACAATGAGCTGGCCACCGTCACCGACGACAATGTGTTCGACGCGATGCGGGCGCTGCGCATCGCAATCATCCAGGACGTGGCCGCGCGCTCGGCCGGCCTGCCCGACACCGTGTCGATGACGCTGCAGGCGAGCCTGCCGGCGGTGGTGCTGGCCTTCCGGCTCTACGGCGATCCGAGCCAGGCCGCCGACATCATCGCCCGCAACGATATCCGCAATCCGATGTTCCTGCCGTCCGGCACGGCGATCGAGGTGCTGAGCAATGGCTGACGGGCTCAATCCCGATGTCGCCCTCAAGGTCGGCGGCCAGCTCAATCGTGGCTGGGTCGGGATCGAGGTGACGCGCTCGATCGAGGCCATCGCCGGCAGCTTCCGCCTGACCGTGACCGATCGCTGGCCGGGGCTCCAGGCGCAGCGCCAGGTGCAGCCGGGCGATGCCTGCGCGCTCCTGGTCGATGGCGAGACGGTCATCACCGGCTGGCTCGACGACACCGCCCCGCAATACGATGCCGAGAAGCACGAGGTTGCCTTCACCGGCCGGGACGCGACCGGCGACCTGGTCGATTGCTCGGCCGTGCATCCGACCGGCACCTGGGGTGCCAGCGTGCCGGGCGAGCAGATCATCGCCGAGCTGACCAAGCCCTTCGGCATCGCGGTCAAGGCCGAGGTCGATGCCGGCATAGCGCATAACTTCGCGCTGCAGGCCGGCGAGACCGTGTTCGAGGCGATCGAGCGCATCTGCCGCATGGCCGGCGTGCTGCCTGTCTCTGACGGGATGGGCGGTCTCTTGCTGACCCGTGGCGGCGCCGGCGGCAGCTACGCGCCGCTGGTGCTCGGCCGGAATATCCTCAAAGGCGCCGGCACCTTCAGCAACAAGCAGCGCTACAGCGAGTACATCGTCCATAGCCAGATGAATGATTTCTTCATCGGCTCGGACAATCAGGTGGTCGCGCAGGGCACGGCGACAGACCCCGGCGTCAAGCGTTACCGGCCGCTCGTGATCATCGCCGAATACCCGAACAGTAACGGCGATCTGAATGAGGTCTTCCAGCGCCGCGCCACCTGGGAAAGCACGGTCAGGGCCGGCCGCGCCCGGCGGGCGGTGCTGACCGTCGCCGGCTGGCGCGATGACAACGGCAAGCTCTGGCATCCCAACGGCACCGTGCCGGTGACTGATCCGTTCCTGGGCTTCGACAACGAGACGCTGGTCATCGCGGCCGTGAAGCTGAAGCTCGACGAGACCGGCACCACGGCCGAGCTGACCGTCAATCCGCCGGCGGCCTTCCAACTGACGCCTCTGCCCGAGAGCTTCGATTACGCGCCCGTCGCCCGCCAGAGCGAGAAGCTGCAGTTCCCGCCGAGCCGGCAGGACAGCACCGGCCGGATCGCGCCGCCATCATGATCAACACCATCGCCAAGCTCACGGCCCCGCTGGTCCGCCGGGTCATGCTGATGATCGGCCGGGGCGGCGTCTCGGCGATCGACGACACGACGGCGCTGCAGACGGTGCAGATCAACGGCCTGCCGGGCGAGGTCGCCTCGCTGCCGCGTTACCAGGAATATGGCCGGACCGCCGTGCCGCAGCCGGGCGCCCAGAGCGTCCAAGCCTATATCGGCGGGTTGCGCGGCAACGGCATGGTCATCGTCATCGACGATCCGCGCGTCCGGCCGACCGGGCTCAAGCCAGGCGAGCTGATGGACTACACCGACGAGGGGCCGATCCTGCACCACCAGCGCGGCCGGTTGACCTTGATGACCGTCGATACGCTGGTGATCCAAGCGACCACCAAGATCCGCTTCGAGACACCGCTGCTCGAAGTGACCGGCGACATCACCGACCATGCGGACGATGGCAGCGGCGAGACCATGGCCGCGCAGCGCTCGGTCTTCAACGGCCACGCGCACCTGGTCGTCGACGTCCAGGGCGGCGAAGCAACCATCAACACCAACAAGCCGAGCCAGCAGGAATAGCGATGGATATCGGCACCTTCTTCGATCCCGCCACCGGCAAGTTCTTCTGGAAGATCGCCAATGGTGATCTCGTCGGCGACGACAGCCTGCAGACCGCGATCATCATCAGCCTGTTCTCGGACCGCCAGGCCGATCCCAACGACGTGCTGCCGGACGATGCCGTCGATCTCAACGGCAACATCGTCCAGGCCGGCAGCGGCGATCGGCGCGGCTGGTATGGCGACTGGCTGACGCCGGCCGCCCGCAATGTCCCCGTTGGTCAGCCCTTGCCGACGCCGACCTTCCTGACCGGCTCGCGCCTGTGGCTGCTGCGCCGAGAGAAGCAGCTGCCGGCCGTGCTGCGGAAGGCCGAGCTTTACGGCACCGAGGCGCTGCAATGGCTGGTCAACCAGAAGATCGTGCAGTCCTTCACCGTTACCGCCGAGATCGTGCGGCAGGGCGTGCTCGGCCTGGTCGTCGATCTGGTCCGGCCCAACGGCCAGCCGAGTTCCTTCCGCTTCCAGTTCGCCGTGGGAGCGACCTGATGCCTACGACCACTCCCAATCTTGCGACGCTGGTCGATGATTTCCGCACCGATCTGCAGACCCGCATAGCGGGCGCCGATCCGCAATTGCCGGCCTCCAACGTCAACGCGCTGGCGGTCGTCGTCGGCACGGGGATGCGCGGCCTCTATGCCAAGATCGACTTCCTGTCCCGGCAGATCCTACCGACCACCTCAGAAGCCGAGTTCCTGCAGCAGCAGGGATCGCTGTTCACGCTGTTCCCGAAGCTGCCCTCGGTCGCCTCGGGGCAGGGCACGGCCACCGGCACCAACGGCGTGATCGTCCCGGCCGGCAGCTCGCTCGGCCGCGCCGACCAGACGATCTACGTGACCACGGCCGATGCGACCATCGCCAACGGCACGGCCGTGCTGCCGATCGCCGCCGTCACCGCCGGCAGTGCCGCGAACTATCCGGCCGGCACGCTCCGCTTCGTCAATCCGATCAACGGCGTGAACCTGACCGTGACGATCGCGGCCCCCGGCCTCGCCGGCGGCCTCGATGCCGAGACCGAGGACGAGTTCCGCGCCCGTGTCATCGAGCGTTACCAGAACCCGCCGCAAGGGGGTGCCGCCAACGACTATATCGCCTGGGCCAGCACCGTCGCCGGCGTCACCCGCGTGTTCCCGTTCCCCGGATGGATGGGCGCCGGCACGGTCGGCGTCACCTTCGTGCTCGACGATCAGGTCGGCAGCATCATCCCGTCGCCGCAGACGGTGGCGGCCGTCCAGGCCGCGATCAATGCGCGCGCCCCGGTCACGGCCGTGCCGATCGTGTTCGCCCCGACGCCGCTGCCGCTCGATCTCACCATCCATCTGATACCGGACAGTGCCGCCACGCGCTCGCTCGTGACCGGCAATCTGCAGGCGCTCATCGCCCGCGAGGCCATTCCCGGCAGCACCCTGATCTTCAGCCATATCGAGAATGCCGTGTTCAGCGCGGTCGGCGCTGGCGATGCCCAGATCCAATCGCCGATCGCGAGCCCGGTCGTCGGGCCGGGGCAGCTGCTCGTGCTCGGCACCATGAGCTTCGTCTGATGCCGACCGCTGACCAATGGCAGGACGCGCTGCTGAAGCTGCTGCCGCCCGGCGCGGCCTTCCCGCGCGATCCGACCGGCCCCATGGGCCGCGTGCTCGGCGCCGTCGCCGACAGCCTGGCGCGGTGCGAGGCGCGGGCGCTCGATCTGGTCCAGGTCGAGGCCGATCCGCGCTCGACCGTCGAGATGCTGCCCGATTGGGAAGCGGCGCTCGGACTGCCCGATCCCTGCGCCGGGCCGTCGCCGACCATCGAGCTGCGCCGGGCGCAGGTGGTGGCGCGCTATATCGGCCAGGGCGGCCAGACCGCGGCGTACTTCATCTCGGTCGCGGCGGCGCTCGGTTATCCGATCACCATCACGCCGCGCCGGCCATCGCAGTTCGGCAAGAAGTTCGGCACGCCCTTCGGCGGCACGGCCTGGGCCTTCACCTGGCAGATCAATGCGCCGACCCTGACGATCCGGCGCTTCAAGTTCGGCGCCGGCGCGTTCGGCGAGCCCTTCACCAGCGTCGGCAACACCGTGCTCATCTGCGAGCTGCAGCGCCTGGCGCCGGCCCACACAATTCCCCTGTTCAAGTTCGGATGAGGACCGCATGGATCGCTTGATCGCCACGGGCACCGTAAGCCAAGCCGCCGCCGACACGGCACCGGCGACCGGCACGCCCGCCTTCGCAACGGACGGCAACCCGCAAACCGGCGTCGAGGCGACGGACTGGCCGGCCTATCAGTACAACGCCTTCCAGGAAGAGAATATCAGCGCCATCGTCGATGCCGGACTCGTGCCTGACCGCACGGTCAACAACCAGCTCTCACAGGCCATCGCGATCCGGGGCGGCGTCTTTGCCGGCGATACGGGTGCGGTCAATGCGCTGGTGGTCCAGGTCACGCCGGCGACCAACATGCCGCCCGGCTATACGCTTCGCCTCAAGGTCGCCCATACCAATACCGGCCCCGCGACGGTCGCGGTCAATGGCGGCGGCACGATCCCGATCGTCAATCCCGATGGCTCGCCGCTCTCGGCCAATCAGCTCCTGGCCGGCAGCATCGCCACGCTCATCTTCGACGGGGCGAGCTTCCAGGTTCAATCGCCCGCCGGCTTCCATCCGGGCTTCTCGCGGCTTCAGGCCTTCGCGGCCTCGGGAACCTTCACGCCGCCGCCCGGATGCTTCTTCTTCTTCGTCGAGGCTTGGTCGGCCGGCGGCGGCGGCTCTGGCAATCCGGCCAATCAGGCGGGCGCCAACGGCGGCGGCGGCGCTTACGGCGCCGGCTTCTTCCCCTGCACGCCGGGCGTGCCGATCCCGATCACCATCGGTGCCGGCGGCACGGGTGGCGCCCCCGGCGGTGCCGATGGCGGCCCCGGCGGCACGACCAGCGTCGGCACACTGCTGACCATCCTGGGCGCCTCCGGCGGCATCCACTCGTCCGGCAATGTCGGCACCGGCGCACCGGCTCCAACAGCACCCTTCGCCATCGCCGGCGGCACTTCCGGCCCAAACAGCATCGTGTCGAGCGTTCTCCAGCAAAACATCGGCGGCAGCGCACCACGCGGAGGCCAGGGCGGTGTCTCGACCAACGGCGGCGGTGGAGGGGGCGTGATTCCGGGCGGCGGCGGCTCCGCCGGAACCAACATATCCGTCGCGTTGCCGGGCGGTCCCGGTGCGCGCGGCCAGGTCAACATCTCCTTCTAAGGCGGCAACATGCAGCTCTATGCCCATATCGTCGGCGGCGCAGTCCGCGAGATCGTCACGCCGATCGACGGCTTCACGCTCGCCCAGTGCTTCGATGCCGACTTCGCCTCGGCCTGCGTCGCCTGCGATGCCACCGTCCAGCCCGGCTGGGCCTACACCGCGCCGGCGACATTCACGGCGCCGCCGGCACCGCCGCCGCCCAGCCTGGTCGACCAGGCCAACGCCGCGCTCGCGGTCGGTTGCCAGATCGTCTCGACCGGCACGCCGGCGCTCAGCGGCACCTATCCCTGCGATATGACCGCGCAGCAGCGGCTCGCCGGCAACGCCATCTTCGTCCAGATCAACGGCAAGTTCCCCGGCAGCGACCCGAGCCAGATCGCCTGGATCGACATGGCGGGCGATGCGCATGTGTTCACCAGCACCGCGACGTTCCTGACGTTCGCCTCGGCCATCGCCTCCTATGTGGCACAGCTCGACGAGGTGATCTTCGGGCAGGTGCAGACGCTGCCGGCGCAGCCCGTGACGATCGCCTGAGCCTTGCTCGGCCGGTCGGAATTATTCCCATCAATCCCCTGTCGCTCAAGCGGCGGGGGCCGGGGTGTTACTAGCACCCCAAGCCGCGAGCGTGGGGCTCGCCCGATCGAGATCGACCCGCCTCCCCTGCAGGGGCGGGCAGCAATAGGTCAGCCCTCACGATGGTGTCGAGTCAAAGAGTTCAACCCGTTGCCGCCTATATCGGCGGCAAGAGCAAGCTTGCCGCCCGGATCATCCAGCGAATCGAGGCGATCCCGCACGATCTCTATGCCGAGCCCTTCGTCGGCATGGGCGGGGTGTTCCTGCGCCGCGAGCGCCCGGCCAAGGTCGAGATCATCAACGACCGCTCGCGCGACGTGGCGACTCTGTTCCGCATCCTGCAGCGCCACTTCCCGCAGTTCCTCGACGTGCTCAAATGGCAGCTCACCAGCCGGGCCGAGTTCGAGCGGCTCGCCACCGTCGATCCCATGACGCTGACCGATCTGGAGCGCGCAGCGCGGTTCCTCTATCTGCAGCGCACCGGCTTCGGCGGCAAGGTCGCGGGCCGGAACTTCGGGATCAGCCGGACGGGGCCGGCACGGTTCGATCTGACCAAGCTGGTGCCGCTGCTCGAAGCCGTGCATGAGCGGCTGTCGGCGGTGACGATCGAGTGCCTGCCCTATGAGGAGTTCATCCGGCGCTACGATCGGCCGGGGGCGTTGTTCTATCTGGACCCACCATATTACGGGTCCGAGGATGACTATAGCGACACAGGCGACCTGTTCTCGCGGCTCGACTTCGGCCGGCTCGCCATGCTGCTCCAGACCGTCAAGGGCAAGGCGATCGTCTCGATCAACGATCATCCGGCCATACGTGCGGCATTCGCTGGGTTCGAGATCGAGGAGGTGGAGACGAGCTATACGATAAGGGGCAACGGCCGCGCGAAGCGGGTCGGCGAATTGATCTTTTCGCGATGA